ATGATGTCGTCAAAAGAAGGAGTGCTGAGTCCCGCAAGGTCAGAATCAAACCCACCCTGTCCTCCGTAGAAATCACCGGCTTTTAGCCCAAGGCCGCCTGCGATACCAGTTACTAGTGCCGGAACGAAGGAAAAAGGCCCAAGCGCCGCAGCGAGAATGCCGGGGCCGCGGTTTGAGGGCACAACATAGTTATCAAGAAAGTTTAAGGCAGATTCCACCAAGGAATCGGATTTGGGGTTACTTGTATCGTAGCTTGTGCCGGGATCAAAGCCGGGGCCAGACCCATCTTGTGCCTGTTGGGATTCTTGCATCCCAACCGGTGTGCTTCCGCCGCTTGGCTGGGTGAGTGCCATGACATCTTGGTTAGATTGTTCAGCCTGTTGTGCAGCTTGTGCAGCTTGTGCAGCTAGCGCGGCTTCCGCCATCGCGGCATCGGGAGAGAACGCATCTTGTGCGCCTTGTGCAGCTTGTGCAGCTTGTGCAGCTATCGCGGCTTCCGCCATCGCGGCATCGGGAGAGAACGGATCCGGACCTGACACGTCAGGTGCATTAACTCCGGGATCAGAGCCGGAATCAGAGCCGGAATCAGAGCCGGAATCAAAGCCGAGAGCAAGGCCGGGATCAAAGCCGAGGTCAACGCCTACATCCCCACCAGACTGATACTGCGGGACCAAGGAGCTAATGCCCTGCGGCATCATCGCCTGAGGCATTGCGGCGTTGCTCAGCGTTGCCATCGAATAGTTAAAATACTCGCGAGCGCTGGGGTTTCCTGCGGGCAGCGACGGGGCGCTCTGCATCTGCGCCATAGCAGATTGCGCTCCAAACACTCCGGGCGGTTGGCTAAAAGGTTGATTGTACATTAGTTTACCTTACAATGCTGATCGACTGCGTTAGCAACAACTGCATAGGAGCGGCGAGGTGACAAACCTTCTGCCCACTGAGCTTCAAGAAGCTATTGAAGCACTAAGACGCAACGACTTCAATAAAACAAATGCTGCAAAAGAATTGGGGATACCCAGAACTACTCTCAGTAGTAGATTGGATGTCGCTGAAAGACAAGGCGCGAATATCTGGGGGGCTTCATTTGACGTTACTCAAGAGGCAAAGGGACACCAAGACCTTGAGGAGCTTAAAGAAAGAAGAAGGAAGGAGTGGCAAAGAAAAAAGTCTTCTACTCCTGAAATTCTTAATGTGTCTGTTAGGCTCGACGGCCCTATTGGGCTTCTATTTATGGGTGATCCTCATGTTGATGACCCCGGCACTAACTTTCCTTTACTTGAAAGACACGTTGAAATCATTAACAAGACGCCTGCTTTATTTGCGGCAAACTTAGGCGACATCAGTAATAACTGGATTGGACGCCTTGCTTCACTTTACGAACACCAAGCGACTACTTCAGCGGAGGCTTGGCAGCTAACGGAATGGCTCGTCACGGCTGTTGACTGGCTCTACATCGTTGGCGGCAACCACGACCTATGGAGCGGAAGTGGAGACCCCATAAAGTGGATGGTGCAGAACAGCAACGCAGTCTACAGGGCGCATCAAGTCCGCATTGCCATGAATTTTCCCAACGGCAAGGAAGTCAGGGTGAATACCCGCCACGATTTCCCCGGTCATTCGATGTGGAACACGGTTCACGGCCTTGTGAAGGCGGCAACTATGGGCCACAGGGACCATATTCTTGCTGCCGGTCATAAGCACACATCCGGGTATGGGATGGTGAAAGACCCCCTTACCGGGCTAATTAGCCATGTTGTAAGATGTGCCGGGTACAAGGAGCTTGATGAGTATGCCGCCAAGCTGGGACTATCAGATGTCAACATGTTTCCCAGTTCGGTTGCAATCATTGACCCGGAATATGACGATAGCGACCCGAGACTAGTGACGATGTTCTTTGAGCCAGAGGCTGCTGCGGACTACCTGACATGGTTGAGAAAAAAGAGCAAATCCGCAAATACACCCTCGAAATCGAGGACGTAAACGGCACGGATGTCTACCATGCTGATGATTACTTTATCTCAGAAAACAACGACATCTTGACGGTTAGGGTCGGCAAGAAATCAATAAACTTTCCCACCGCCGGGTTACTCTCTTGGTCTGTTCAGGAAAATGAAAAACAGAATGTCGTGTCTCTCCGAAAGGGCGAGCAGAAAGGCCCCTCTGGATTATGTGGTCGAAATAGACGTTCCAGAAAACGAGATGACCATGACAATCCAGAGAAGGGGAATGCCAATGGCAAGCGAGGCGGACCTAAGAAGCCTCGCAGGGATGTTTCAAAAAACAAGAAAGTAAAAGCAAGTAGTGCTATAGTCCCGGCGAAAGAGGCTGAGTGACATGGCAGAGTCATCGAAAAAAGACGCTTGCTACAGAAAAGTAAAGGCAAGATATCGCGTATTCCCCAGTGCTTACGCATCCGGGGCTATTGCCAAATGCCGTAAGGTCGGGTCCAAGAACTGGGGCAACAAGGCCAAGAAAATGGCTGATGGTGGCTCCATGACCAAGGGATGCGGTGCTGTAAGGCCCAGCAGACGGAAGCGATACAAAGAGTTCTGATGGACGAGTTCGTGAATTTTTGGCCGATTGTATCGGGCGTTATTGTGGTTGCGGCTCTTGCTGTTGCATTCAGGGCCGAGATCACTGTGCGTGTCCGTGTTCTGGAAGAGAAAGTCTCTGCGCTTTTCCAGATCGTCAATGATCGAGAAAAATAATGGCTATCAACCGCACAGATATGTCCAAGCAACTCAAGAGCGGGGGCCGGGTTCGCAAGACCGAGAAGGGCGCTGCGCTCAAAAGGTGGTTTAAGGAAGAGTGGGTCGATGTCCGTACCGGAAAGCCCTGCGGTCGTCAGGAAGGGGAGAAGCGAGGAACGCCGTATTGCCGCCCCAAGAAGCGGGTCTCCTCAAAAACACCGAAGACGGCTGGGGAAATGAGCGCAAAAGAAAAGCGTTCGAGGATCAGACAGAAGACGAAACTGGGGCAACCGGCTGGTAAGCCCCGCAGAGTCGCCCCCTTGAGGAGAAAAAAGCGTGGCTAGTAGGGTAAAAGAGGCCGCTTGGCACCCAATTCCCATCAAAAAGAAGACTTCGATAGGAAATAGTGTCCGTTCACGGCCAAAAAACAAAAACAAACTTAGGAATTGGAAGAAATACAACGGTCAAGGGCGCTAATTGGGCCATTTTCCGTTTTTTTCTCGGTCCAATCCAGAACCCTAGCGTGACAGATTAAGGAAGACCATCCCGGTTTCCTTCAGAAACTCCCGTTTCATAGTAGAAAAACGCAGGACCATAGCGGTTAACTCCGGGGAATACTGCATGGCCCGCATCTCTGCATGGTGAATCCACCACTCTCTGGGTTTCAGGTTCAGGTGTCCCGGCATGGGAACCTGACTCGCGGTCATGATGAGGATGCGACCGGCATTGCCGCAGACGGTATCTAGGAATTTACCGGCGTGTTCTTCCGGTATGTGTTCTGCTACCTCAATAGACCAGACCACATCAAATGGTTCCGGGAAGGCCACAGGAGCCTTGCAGAGGTCTATCAGAGCGATGTTTGGGGGTCCGAGTACCTCAGGGTCCACATCGATCCCAAACGCCTTAAAACCGGCTTTCTGGGCCGCTATGACCTGTCCTCCTACACCGCACCCCACATCTAGCAGGGTGCGGCATCCGAAGGTCTTCAGGAGGGACAGGGTGCCTACGTCAACATGGGTGACGTTGTGGTGTCCTCCAGCATAGATCGGGGTCTGGTAGCTCATTCGAGTGTCTTCAGTTCTGCGGCCAGTGAGGCGTATCCTGCCATGTCGATGTAGTCGTCTTCGTTGAAGCTGCCGTGCTGTGTTCTGGCGACCTTCTGAAGGAGGTTAAGCATCGCAACATCGCTTTCGCTGATCGGGCCATTTCTGCCATGCAGATAGATGTTCCAGTAGCGCGAGATGTCTGCAAACAGGGCGGATGGGTTGCCGTGGGTTCCCTCCCGGTCTTGAGTAACCAAACGTAGTGCCCGCTCAAGGATTTCCTTGCGGATCATTTTGACTCCATTTTATGAGTTGGAAGTTTTCGAGTGGTATTGCTGCGACTGGTTCTACGTCTTGCCAGTCATTGCGGTCAACTCTGCCGCCCTTTTCGTAGCTGAACTGGTTGCACAAATTGACAAATCCCAGTGAATCAGTCCAGCGCACGAACAGGATTGACGGCAGGGCCGTGGTTTGGGTCAGGCGTCGTGCGGCCAGAATCTTGTCGAGAGAGATGATGTAGGTAGGGTACCTTTTCATCTCGTTCTTGCGGCATTTGATTTCGATCCAAGATCGTATCTCTGAACCCCTGACTGCTGCGTAATCCAGTCCGTACTTTATCGGCAGCTTCATCATTTCTGATTTGTACAGCTTGCCGAGATGGTCGGCGACCTGACGTTCGTTCGTCAGATCACCGGCCCGCTCATAGAGCGGCCTCATGGGATAATCCTTTCTTCAATGCCCGTACCCTAATTGTAGCACAAGGCTTGGGAATGGTGAACCACTTTTTGTAAAAAAAATAGAAGAAGACGGTGGCTTACTACGACAAGAAGGCTGCTGCGGAATAGAGACTGTGCTATGATTGGGGATGTCCAAGTTGTTTCGAGGGGACTGGGTCAGCAGGCTGATCCAGATTGTTACCGGCGCGTCGGCAGCCATTGGCGGCGTGTGGGTTGTCATCGATCAACTTGGCCTCCTTCATGGAGACATCCTCACTTGGCACCCGGAGTACTTCGAGATTTCCGATGGCCCGGTGAGTGGGGAGTTTCAGGTTTCGGTAGCGCGGGAGAAGCACCGGGACGACTGCACTGTGGAGGACTTCGTGGTCGATGTCCGGGACAGCAAGAACATCATTCACAAGGCTGCGCCCTCGATTTCAAAGTTCATGGGGCCAGCCACGCACCGCATCGATACCTTTGCCTACAGGATTACCATAGACAATCCGGGGGATGTCGCTCCCGGCGAGGCC